AGCAATATGGCAAAAACCATAGAATCTAATCCTGCACGAGTCATACGTGCGGGTGGTCGCAAGGCCTCAGCGACGTCGTCCCGTAGGGGACCACGTGCCCGAGTCTTACATGACGTCAAGCGCGGTGTGATTGAGGAGTCACACTTCGCTGACAAGATGTCGGCACAAACTTTCTTTCAAAAGTCTAACGCCGCACTGGTCGACACTTTTTTGTTGATTGGTGTTAAATTTGAGTCCGTTCTTAACCCGGTTAAGTTCGATCAGAAGGACATTACGAAACTAGTTCCCCAGCTCAAGACTTTCTTAGCTGGTTTCTTGCCATTGGTACTGGAGGATGAGTTACCGGTAGGTTTCCCTACTGATTACCGCTCCCACTTTTCCCCGCGGGCACGAGAATATATCTCAACCCGTCTGTCGGCGAAGAGAAACTTCCTTCGCAAGATCCGCCTAGCTTCCCTTCTGAATTATTCCAAACGGCTCTTCCCTAATCTCCCCCGGTCTATGGTCGACGACAAGCTAGCAACATTCAAGAGCTTTATCACCTCCCCCGATACAGATGTTCTCCATGAGCGTAAGCTCCTGGAGGATTCTATCCTTTCAGAGGTTGCAAGGCTGCCCCGGTTTGTTGCACACTATGATCGTCCTTTTGTTCCAACAGGCTCGTCGTGTCTGGAGCACACCCGTGCTAAGGGTGGTATCCAAGAAACTACTCGCTCGTTCCTGAAACCGCTGTTTGACCAGTATCCCTGGTTAGATACCCTTTTAAATGATGAGAAAATTATTGATGATGAAGTTATGTTCACGGACATGACCCCTATTTGGAATCAGATACTTGAGTATCTCCTAGATAGGGCGATGACCGATTATCCTGTCCTCTCCGAGTCCTGGACTCCTATGGAGATTGCTCCTGCGGCTATAGCCGAACCTCTTAAGGTTCGCATAGTTACACGTTCCTCCTGGGTTCTTCAGCTTCTGAAGCCGATCCAGGAGGCCTGGCACAGTACCATGCGTCGAGATCCCATCTATCAACTGATAGGGGGAACCCCGGTCGCGATGGCTATCAGACCTCTCCGTTTGGAGAAGGGTCAGAAATTCGTGTCAGGTGACTATGAGTCCGCAACAGACAGGATCCACCTCCACTATACTAAGTTTGCCCTCCATGCTATGCTAGATAGGACCGATTTCCGGTTTCCTAAACTTGCCTGTACAGAGGATCTCCCTAGCTTAGTGGGATGGTTACGGCGCTTGTGTGAACACTCCTTCACTCAGATATATATTGGATCACCAGATGAAATGGTCCAGCGCGGACAAATGATGGGACACATCCTTTCCTTCCCCCTTCTCTGTATCATCAACCGTTCGGCAAGTGTGATCTCGATCCCCAGGGATCGTTTCATGCTGGTTAATGGTGATGATGTGCTCTTTGCTGCCTCCAAACGCGAATATCGTGAATGGGAAATGCACACAAGACACGTGGGGTTGAAGAAGTCCATTGGTAAAAACTATTACTCCAATGAGATCGCGATGATAAACTCCGAGGTCTACACCTGGGATAAGTCGCTCGGACATCTTGTCCGAGTTCCTATACCAAATGTTGGACTTCTAGGTTATCTCACCGATTTCGTAGACAAAAAGGGCCGACAGGTTACACCCTGGGAGCAGCTCAGCGGTATCCTCCGCGACTTCTGGGCAGGCATAGAGCCTCGCTATCAGAAGTCCGCCTTGGAATTATTCCGTAAGCGCTATCCCATAATGAGTGGTTTCCCCGGTTCCGTCTACGGTCCCACGGAGCTTGGTTGTATGGGCCTACCTGTCCCCGAAGGACATGAATTTACCCGTTACCAAAGGATTTGGATGGAAGCTCACAGGCGAGGTGTCTACTCCTATCGAGAGGGGCTCCATACTGCTTACAGCCGTATTGAGTCCTTTTATCAGAAGGAAATTCCCAAACAAGATAGCTATCTTGAATGGGGCATTCCCAACCTCGATGGAAAGTATATGGACACGCCCGTTGTGCCTCTCGATTATGTCCCGGACCCGTACTCTCGGTCTGGTGGATATTCAAGGATATTAATGCAGATCCGTCGGTGGTTTGAAAAACCCGACAGTCAGAAACACTGGAAGATCTTCGGTAGAAGGAGGTTCAACAGATTCATTAAGAAGAATCCACTTCCCCCCCTTTCTGGCTCTGCGTTGGAGAATGTCCAACAGAACAGTTGGTCCTACCATAGACCTCACTGGTTTCACACCGTGCTGAAATCAGGTCGATTACAGGCGATGCTTGAAGACTTTCTGTCTAATCACGCGAGGGTCCAGTCAGAAGAACTGACCGAGAGACCACAGGCCCTGCACGACGCGGAATGGTCCGGCCGTGAGGCTGCACTGATTATTTAGACGGATCTAGAAAGTAAAATGGCTAACAAGTCAAACAAAAATATTAGTAAGGGGAAAGCCCGATCGGTCAACCGGTCGGGTGGACAACTACTGGCCTGCCCTGTCAATCGCTTGACGAGTCCGGGATCTATGACAAATATTGTCACTGGTCCAGGTCCTCGAATCCGATCAAGCAGTGATGGCCGAGGCATTATCATCAGGAACCAAGAAGCAATTGCATACGCTACCACCACTTCAACTACTGGAGACAGGAAGACCACCATAGGTCTCACGCCCCCGGTAATGAATTGGTTGGGTAATGTGGCCAGGAATTTTCAGTACTTCCGTTGGAAGAAGCTGAATGTCCTTTACTCTTCTCGTGTCCCCACAACCAATACTGCCAACGTCACCATGGGAGTCTTTACAGACGCCAATGATGCTGATAGTTGGTGGTCCGGAGCAGGAAACGCGATTGAGTTGACCTACCTTCCGCGATCCGCGACGGGCCCCTCCTGGAGCTCGGCGATTCACTCACGAGGATCGGAGTTATACTCCGACCTCATGGTTCCGGTAGATGTCAAAACGGCACATATGCGTACTCCATGGTTCATTTACGATGATACTCCTCTAAGTAATACAGCCTTAAACCAAGCTTGTCCCGCCTTCTTGGCCTTTGTGGTAAGCGATAGTGGAGTTACGAACCAGCAGGTTGGCCTCATATTCTTAGACTATGAGGTCGAACTACTAAATCCGACTCCCTCCTCGCGCAATACCCTTCGGTCTCTAGGCGAGAAGTCGATTGGTTGGAGACATTCAAGGGACTCCGACTCACCCACTCACCAGTTCCCCGGTGAGACTGATGAGGATCCCTCTCCCCTTCGTAACAATCAAAATGACTGTTAGTGCCCCTTTAAATACAAATCCCACTCGGGTCAACAAGACTCCCTCACACTTAACATGATCGGAAGGACTACGTTGGTTATCTAACCCGGTAGGCGTCTGTGTACCCTACTGTATAATTGGTCCCAAATTCCTTTTTATGTTCTTTTGTGTGTCTTTGTTGGGGTGGTCCTCTTCCCGTGAAGCAGACTTCCC